ATAGCAATCTTCTTAAGAATCTTAACTAGGCCTAGTGTCATATTACCAATGAAATCCATTATACTCAATTGTTCAAATTGATCTTTGATAGATCCTATTCCATCCATTATAGTATCTGTTAAAGAAGTAAATAGACTACCTATCATTTCTGAGAATGAGAAGCTATCTAAGAATTCTGAAGCTTCGCCGAATCCCATCTTCTCTAGTAGCCATGATACCATATCTTTTAATAGATCTAATGGCATACCAACTATACTAACTAAGAGCGCACTGACTCCTCCTAGAAGACCACCCATTAGTCCTTCAAAGAATCCCTTTTCAGAATACTTCTTAAAGCCGTCCATAGCACCACCGACAAAATCAAATAAACCCATGATGATACTTATAGGTAAGAACACTCTACCTAATATTCTACCGAATGCGAAAGCACCCTTAGTAATACTACGTAAGACCTTCATTACTTTACCAATAGAATCAGTGACGGGTTTAATCATTTTACCGATTCCACCCCCGCCCGGCATCATTTTCTTAAAACTAGAAGCAGCTTTCTTGACATCATCAAATGGACTTGTGACGAATTTAAACATTGACTTAGCGCTATCAAGCACCGGCTTAATAAACTTAGAACCTTTAAGACTTGCGCCAATTGATTTGATTGCGGCGCCAGCCATCCTAGGTAATGTCTTAGCAAAGTCTTTCATCCTAATAAAGAATCTACCAATATCACCAATTGCTTTTCCTAGCTTTCCAATCTTACCAAGTTTTCTAAACTGGCCAGTAGTATCTCTAAATGTTTTCATACCAGTGCTAGCACCAGTAAAACCTGCTTTGAATGCCTTGCCCATACGAGCAACGCCTTTTAATATATCTACTTTAAAGAACTTAGCAATTCCAAAATTAATAAGCTTGAATGGAAGAAATAGAGCTTTAATAGCAACCTTTGCAGATTTTAAGATCCCCTTACCAAAAAACTTAACTACTTTAGTAAAAGCTTCAGCGACACCAAAGACAAAACCAGCACCTAGAGCTAGTATAAGTGTAGGTAACCCAAGGATTCCAGCTGCAGCTTTTTCAGCATTACTGTCTAATTTACCAAGATCTGCAGTATTATCTACGATTTCATTCAATGCTTTAAGAGTATCTTCTGCTATTTTATTCTTTTCTTTTGCGTCTTCAGCTTTGCCAAGCTTATCTGAGTCAAGGCTTTTGACCATAGCTTGAAGATTATTTCTTTGGTCTGATGATAATGCTAAGCTGTCATTTTGAAGAGCAACATTAATAGCAGCTTGGTGATTCGTCGCATCCTTTGTAGCTTTGGTCAAAGTATTTTGATCCTCAAGCTGTTTAAGCATATCTTTGAATGTGGCAGATTCTTTTGTTTGTTTCTTCTCTTCTTCAGTAGCCATTATTTTTTACCTAAAGTTTGTGATGCGAAGAATGCGGCTACAATACCAGCAACAGCCACAAAATATGTTGGTGCCATACTACCTAGGGTTTTCATAGCTTCTTCTAAACCAAATAGACTTGCTAGTACAACAGAGAATGGATATAGCAACATACCAAATAAAGAGAACCAAGCCATATTACGTTGCGCGTCACGCATAGCATCAGCGTCTTCAAGCTCTTTACGCTTGAATTCCATGTACATAGCATGCTCGCCCGGTGAAACTTTACCATCTCCATTTGTATCAGCTGGGTGGTGGCTAGTTTTTTTATCTTCATCGCTCATCGTTTGTTTTCCTTTTTAATTCTTTCGTTCTCTTCTTCTATCCATTCCTTCAAGAGACTAGTGTATATCTCCCTTTCCCACGGCATCATATTATCTAACTCTGTTAGACTATAATTATGATGCTGCATCATCGCGAAGTTAGTCTTATAATGATTGACTAAGCTATCATGAGAGAGGCCTACATAAAAAAACTTTGAAGGCCCTTCAATACAGTTGTATTACTGTGACCACACTTAGTGCAATCAAATATCATATCATATGATAGACTAGGCATCTGTTCAAAGAAGTCACTAATCAATTTAAACTGATCATTGTTCAACTGTTCAACGAATGAGTTCATTGCAGCAGGACCTTCATCTTTAGCAGTATATACTCCGTTATCATCGAATATAGAATCTATAGAAGAAATAATAAGTTTAAATGCTGCGGCAACACTATCAACATCTTTTGTATCAACCGATGATATTGTTTTATATGAAGGATACTTTAAAGTAACTCCAACTGTATCAGTCAACATAATTACACAATCATCTTTATTAGCAATTGGCATTTGAATCTCTTCGAAAGCAATTGTTGTTTCATTCATCTCTTCACATTCAGAACACTTAGCTTTTAGATCTATAGTTTCACCAACAGATTTAGATCTCAGTCTTAAGAATAAACTTTCAATATCGAACATTGCTAATTCTTCAACATCCAATTTTTCGAAAACACAAGAACTAATAACGTCCTTAACTGCTCTCATTACTTGTTTATCGTCATTTGATTCTAACGCCAACATTAGAATCTTTTCTTCCTTAACTAGGTAAGGTCTATATGATACCTCTTGACCTGTTGATGGAATTGTTGTTTCATACCTTGCATGATTTAGCTGTGGTAAAGCCATAATAATCTCCTATATAATATTATCCAAATATCCCGGCTGCTGCTGAAAGTCCGCTAAGAGCAGAACTTATAGCACTTTCGGGTACATAATTTTCGTAACTAAATGTTACGTTTAATTTTTGAATAGTGTTCTCACTATTACTATCCAATGTTATTCCAGCCACGGTTGTTGGAAAAGCATTTTGCAATACAACTCCGTATACTGGAACATTCTTTTGATTGAGTTGTTGTATAACAATATCAGTCGTAAAATCTTTTTTATATCCTGCTCTATATTCTTCAACGTTAAATATAGATTCCATCCAATCATCAAACATCTTTTTCATCGCATAGTCATTAGTTAAAATGAAAGACATTACAACATCTTCGTTAATAATACCATACGGAATTTTAATTGCTTGTTTGTCTGCTTGATAATCTAACGTGTTAATGTTTCTTCCTGGGAGAGTAACTGATTCACAAAGAATAGATATATCTCTAGGATCTGGAATAAGATTCTTTATTGAACCACCACCACTAACTAAACTACCAAGCAGTGAACCTATATCTTTAGACGCTAAAGCAGATAAAGTAGCCGTAGGCGGTGTAAAGAATATTTGAAATCTATTTGCAAAAGCCACACCACCCTTTTTAGATAACGTAGCTTTTAAATTGTCTATGCTGTTCATGAGTAGGTTTTCCTTGAGTATCTCCAGACCGATTGAGATTTAACATCCACAAATTGTTCTACTGGCAAGAAGATAGCGATCTCCCACTCAGTCATTGGAACCCTAACCATTTGAGATTTAACTTGTGACATCAGATAATGCTTAAAGCATGGTTTAAATTCTTTGTACTTCTGAGCTCCAGTTAATAGGTCATACCTTAACTTTGCTAATCGGCTTGTGTCAGTCATCTTACTAGGAGATAAAGCCATTAGCTCATCTAAGAATCTAGCTCTAACTCCGGGAGATAGATAATGTAGATTCAAACCATGGAACCCACCCTTCGCTGGTTGAACCATAATAGTAAGTGGAAACCTATCGTAGTACGGTAAAGTGGCTTTGTGCTTTGGGTCATATGAATACATCATCATATCACCGACTCTAGGATTAGCCGTTTTCTTTAAAGCTTCGTCTTTTAGCAGAGCTGTTCTGCTTGGAGCGCTCAAAGCTTTGACTTTAGTTTGAAACCATCTCTGTGAAGATTTAGTATTCGCCATAACGCCAGCTCTAAATGCTTGTGCTTGTAGTGTATCGAATAAACTCATATAACTATTTATATCATCCTTTCAGTACTTTGATACCTTTATTTTTTAAAGTATCTTCAGTCCATATTTCAAATTTCCAACCTTTATGGCTGGCGTATTGTTGAGCGGCAGACCACTTAGATGTGTTTTTGATATAAGTGGTTACCTCATTAATATATTTCTTAGTCTTCCTAGAAGGTTTCTTAGGTGGCTTTGTTTGTTTAGCTGGTTTAATTTCAACTAATAAAACTTCACCGTCTTTCCATTGGATTAACATATCCATATAGTACTTATGCATTTTATTATCAGTCTTACATTTATATGGAATGACTACTTCTTCTGAATTCCATTTTATAATATTAGGATTAGATTCAGCCCACCTAAAAGCGTTCCTTTCCCATAGTGATCTATAGACTATTTTAGTAGGATCTCCCGCGTATTTTTCTTTGTTCTTTACTGTGTATCTACCTTTGTAAGCCATATAAATAGTTCTATAATAGTAAAATTGTATAGTTATTTATATAGGATAAAGATATGGCGGTACAAA